TATCAGTATTTCTAAATTGGGCTGAAAATTGAAAATTATACACTCCAGCATTAGTAACATATACCCTAGTTTTATCAGATCCACTAACAAATACTCCATTTGAAATATCCGTTGTATTTAAAGACATTGAATAGATTGCAGTAGCACTGGTTGCTGTTTGTGACCCAGTATCGTAAAAACTACCATATGATCCAGTAGCTGTATTGAAGGTTGCTGCTGTGGAATTAATTGTTACATCTCCTAAACCTAATGATGGGGATATTGTGATTCCTCCACCTGCTATTATTTTTGTTACACCTCCATTAGCTGCATAAGTAGCATATGAAGCACTTACTGCATTTAAAACATAAGAGGACGTTTGAGCATTTTGGACAAATGAAGCCGTTTGTGCATTTTGGACAAATGAAGCCGTTTGTGCATTTTGGACATAAGATGCCGTTTGAGCATATGAAGCAGTACCTGCAAATTGTGAGGTGTTTGAACCTGTATATGAATTAAATGAAGATGTAGTTACAAACGATCCTGTATCAATAGTACCTCCAGATCCTGAAATTGTAAACAATGATCCTGTTCCATCATATATAAGGGTTCCATCTGTTTGAAGAACACGTTGGTATGTGTTTTCAATATCTTGACCTGTTAAATCGAAAGGTCCTGCCATAACTTATTTTTATATTAATGTTTGAATAATTCCTTCGATTATTCCGCTTTTTTCATCATTGCTGATTTTATTGATTTTTAAGTAAGAAGATATAATATTATTTAATTTAACTTTATTTAAAGCCATATTAGTTAAGCCAATATTTTCTTTTACAAGTATTCGAGTTAAATTTTGAATGTGATCACCAGCTTTAATGTTTCTTACACTAATTGATGGTTTAGATTCAGATATAATATTTTGGTTTGATTGTGATTTCACTTCTACTGTTACCTTTCTTGCTGTTTCTACTTCAAAATTTGATTCCCATGGTGTAAAATACGTATCATCTGCTATAACTTCAAGCCTTATTTTGCCTTTTGTTGATTCTTCTAATAAGTTTTTTAATTTTTTAATAGGAACGGTACATTTACCGTTAGAGTCAATAGTTCCTTTAAATAAAAGGTTTAAATTATCTGATTCTACTATTAAACGTGCTTGACTATTTTTAACAGAAGCACCCTCTAGTGAAATAGAACATTCAAATACTTCTTGTTTATCCGTGTATAATATATACATTACCTATTTATTTTAACATCAATTCCTAGTACTTCTTTAGCCACTAGTGTTACATCGGTTATACGTATTTGATGATTTAGTACCTCTTTAGTTTCTTTGTATTCTATGCCCTCAACTTGACATAAAAGTTTAATAAATCGTTTTTTCTTTTCGGGATGTTTTTTTAAATAATCATCAAGTCCCCCTCCTCCTACATTAATTAATTCAATAATTAAAGCGCAATCATCCCATCTATTTGTTCCTGTTACCGTTTCATTTGGTGGATATGTTTTTCCATCAGTTGGATTTATAGCATCCCATTTAAAATTAGCTGTGTTCCATTGAAATGGGATTCTTGTAGCCATATATAATAAATATTAATATGTCTTTGTGTTATCATCATTTAATGAAGACAATCTATTATTAAGAGTATTTAATGCTGAGCTTCTAGAAGAACTAGATCCTTTACTACTATTTTGAATTTTATTCATTTCCTCTATTATATTTTGTTTTTCTTGTTCAATAGCGGGATCTGGTTGATATTCTTGAGTTAATAAAGTGGGTTTTGGTTCTCCATAAATGTTAAATTTTGGTTTTAAATTATTAAATGATTGATTTGTAGCAATTACAAGTATAATAGCTAGTGGATCAAATACAAAAATGATAAGCAAAATAAATATATTTGCTGTTTTTTTAATAGGCATTCCCGTAAGCTCACTTACATATTTAATAGCACCTAGTTCGTTCCCTAATTGAGATTTAGATTCCATATTTAACACCTGGATATCTAGATTAGTTAAACTATCGTTTAGTGCTTCTATTTTTGTAGAGGTTTTGGTTTTATTTTCTAAAGCTAATGTTAATTGTGATTCAAATGCTTTACGATTTCCTGTATTTGCTTTGCTTATAACTTGACCTGTTTTTTTGTCTACAGTTTGGGTTGTAGTATTTGTTGAGAGTGCATTTCTAAGTTGTGAAATATCCTTATCTAATGTAGTTTTTTCTAAAGTATATTCTTTTTTAATTTCATTAAATCGATCTCTTTTTAATTGAACATTTGCAACCTCTTTTCCACCAATTTCAAGTTTAGATATATTCTCTTGAAATCCAGTAGTTAATAGTCCATAAATTCCTAAAGAAGTAATAAATGACAGAATTACTAAAGCAGTAGTTAAATACACTTTTAACATAGTGTATGTTTTTTTCCACTGGTCGTGTAAATATGTTGTAATCGCTATTTTAGATAACTCTAAAAATGAGCCCATTATGATTACAGGAATAGCTACGCTTGCAAATAGGATTGATAATCCCATAACACTATAATAAGCGGCTGTTAAAGATAGTCCTACTGCACAAAACAGTAGGAACCAAGATAATAGTTTTTGTTTCATAGATAAAAAATAAGGAGGCTTTTTTAAGCCTCCAAATATTTATTTAATATCTGTTGATTCAATCAAAGTATATGTAAACGAGTTTCCGTGGATATCTCTTGCTTTACGACAAATTGCCATAAATTCTTCAAAGTCCTTAGCTTTTTTAAATACTTGACATCCTTCTGACCAATTTTCTACATAAGTAGAATCAACTCCTGCTTTGTGGATGTTGATTCCAAATACACCTTCATCAATTTTTGTTTCATCAAACTTTAAATCTTTATTAGCATCACGATATACTTTAACGTTTTTTGCTTGACCTAAAGCCTCGTATTTTCCTTGATGTAATCTAATAGTATGTGATCCTCTGTATTGGCCTTCTACTAAACGTGCAACTCCTTTTGCATTGTGGAATTGTTGAACACCCTTTTTACCTGGGTCAGTTGTGTTTGTCCATTCTTTGTATTGCCATTCACCTCCTACTTTATAGGATACTGTAATAACATCGTCAAATACATTTGTTACTGTTTGTCCAGTTGCTGCGTTTCTAACACCTACGATGTTTACGTCATAATCTTTTGCTCCTTCAAACCAAGCATATCCTTTTGATTTTACTGCTGCTTCTACTTGTTCTTTTGTGTACTTTGCCATTTTATTTTATTTATTTAATATTTGTGCACTTGGTGCTGTTACTGTTAAACATTTTCCTATTGCTGTATTTGTTATTGGTCCGTAATGTAAAAACCCAACTGGTAGTGATGTAGTTGAAGACGGTTTGTCAAAATTTACATAACCAACTACTCCACCTGTTGTCATTTCCCATACAAAGCCAAAATCGGTATTTGGGTTCCATGTTGTTGATGTAGAAACCCTAAATGTACCCACTACTACCCCATCTCCAGTTGGTATAATAGGAGCAGTTTCATTAGTAAAGATATTTGTTGCTGAGGAAAAATTTAATTTTCTTTGTCCCGAAATATACGGTAAGTTAGTTGTTACTTTAGGCCAACCTAACCATCCTGGTAGTGTATTGTTATTTAATGCTTTCCAGGTTATTGTTCCTGTTGTTATCTTTGGAGAATGAACTCCACGAATAATTAAAGCATTTAGTTTAACTGCTGTTGTACCCGTGCTTGTTAATCGGATTTGAAAATCTGCAGTGTTTGTTGTTGCACCTAACCACTCCATATCCATTTTGACTGATACTGTTGGAGCAATGTTAGTTAATTCTTGTAATCTTTGTTCTTTAAGGCTCATTTTTTTATTGGTTTTTTAATTGGTTTCTAATTTATTATAAATATCTTTTTTAATTTTTTTGTTAAAAATCTTTGTTAATGCCAATTGAAAATGATTTATACGAAGTGCCAAACGCAGTTTGTAAAGAATATGAAAATACTGGAGTATATTCTTTTATTCTTGGAAAATTATAATTAATATCATATTCCATGGTAATATCTTTTTTATAAAAAAACCAACCACCAGCAACAGAAACTGAAAATGGGCCATATATAGGAGATGTAATCATTAACTCTGAATACAAATCTTTTATGTCTAAAGAAAATAGACCAGTATTAATACCAACAGCAATATCTCCAAAATATTTACCTATCTCAACAGTAGCACCCAATAAGTTTTTTGGATCACTAACTTTTGTATCAAATGCAACATTTGGGGCAACCATTACGTAGTAGGATGCCTGTGCAATAGCAACTGTGCTAAAACATAAAAATAAGATTGTGATTAGTTTTTTCATTATGCTTTTCTAGGTTTAGCTGCAGGTTTTTTTGCAACCGGTGTTGTTTTTGTTCTTCTAACTGGCTTAATAGGTAATTTTTCTTTATTAAATATTTTTGGGTATATTATAGAACCAAGCATTATAAATGCTAAAGCAATTGCCCCAACCATAAAATGAGAGAATCTTTCTAGTAACGCTATCATTTTCATTGTCTCTTCTTGTCCAACTTGAGTTTGTAAATCAAGTAGCCAATTTATATCATTCATGGTTGTATTCATATCAGCGTTGAATCTATCTGAAGTTATAATTGATTTTACTTTTATTGTATCGGGTGATGTTAGGATAAAATCAATAGTATTATCCAATTCATTCATTTCAATTTTAACTTTATCAACCATTTTAGATTCCGAATCTACTAAATATGTGTTGGTGTATTGATTCCATAAAGTATCTCTTTTTATTTTCTCTTCAAGTATAGCGTCGCGATGCTGTTGAATGTTTTGTACGTTAATATTGGAAGTTGTTATTGCATCTTGTACAGTCGTGCCGTAATAGTCAAAAATGCGAGATAGCGCCGGGACAGGCTTTAATCGATTCTCTAATATACTTGTTGCTGATGTAGTGATATTAGACTCGACATATTTTCCGAAACTGGCTATAACAATAATAATACCAGTTAAAATAACCATTAACGTTGTTTGTTTCATTTTGTTTTTCTTGTTGTAGGCTTTCTAGTTGTTCTAGTTGGCGCTTTTTTTATTGATGTAATCTTGCCTGCTCTCGCATTTGAAATAAATTCACCTGGATTTTCTGAAAATTTGGTTGATATTTTAATAATACCAGATAATAATTCTGGAGAATTTAATCCTACTAAACCGTAAACTAATGCTTTCCATATAGCTGCAATTTCAAACTGTTCTAGGATAAACCATGATATCAAAGATGCTAACATGGCCGCTGCCATGTTATTAATAATTTGTAAGATTGTTTTCTCTTCGGGATTTTTGCTTGTAGCGACTCGGGCCAACATTCCTGCAGCTCCGATCACTAATACAATCCATCCTCCGCCAATAAATAACGGTATAAATTTTCCTAAATCATCCATCTAAACTATTTGTTAATCTTCTTTTTTACCCCAAATTTTATCTACCGATGCTAATCCTAAACATCCAAACGCTAGCATTGCCACTGCGTTTACTAAAGTATCGGCTGGTTTAATATCTCCGTGGGTATAGCTATTAGCATATAGTGTGATACATAAAGTAATACCACACAATATACCAATAAATCTTTTAGATGATGGAGATCCTTTTTCGTCTTTAAATAATCCTGTTATCCAATTAAGAATCTTTTTCATGGCTTTATTTTTTAATAGGAGTAACTACTTTTTTATTAATAATAGACCAGATAGCACCAGTTAAAGTTAAAGCACCACCAATGCACTCGGTTACAAGTGTTTCATCAACAAGACCTCTTGCTATAACGATACCACCAATAAATGTTAAAGTATGTCTTACAATACCTAAAATTTGTTCTTTAGTTAATTTCATAATTTGATTTTTAAATTAATTTATTATACATATGTTTAACCTTCACAACTAACGCAAGAATCATTTCTTGAGATATTGTCTCCTCTTAAAATGCTTTCACTTCTGCAATAATATAATGTTTTAATACCTTCTCTCCATGCTAATTTATGCACCTCACTAATGTATTTTGGTGAATCAGATGGATCAAATGTTAAATTTAAAGAAATTGCTTGGTCAATATATTTTTGTCTAATTCCATTTTGACGAACAATTTCGTAAGGGTTAATTTCTTTAAATGTTAAAAATACTTCTTTTTCCTCAGCAGATAATATATGATCAGGTAAACCTATTACAGAACCTTTGTCTTTAGCTATTTGTTCCCAAATACTATTAATGTTATATCCTTTTTTTTCAAGTAAACGCTCCAATGTTGGATTACGTTTAATAAATGTACCTTTAGCTGTTTTTAAATTAAATACATTTGCGGGGATTGGTTCAATTGAAGGGGAAACTCCACCTGAAATATTTGCATTTGATACTGTTGGGGCAATTGCTTGGTGATGTGTGTGTCTTAAGCCTGTTCCTTTACACCATTCTGGTTCTCCATATTCTTTTGCTTGGTCTCGGGATGCTTTTAATGTTTCTTCTTCAATAAATTGAGACATTATTCGAGTGTATGAATTTGCTTGTAAACCTGCAAAAGGGATTCCTTTTTCTTGTAAAAATGTATGCCATCCAAGTACTCCAATACCAATTGCTCTACCTTTAACAGCAGAACGGTGAGTATTTTCCATAAATTTAAGACTTTTAGAACGGTCTATAAATTCTT